AGGTCTGCGAAGATGAGAGACAAGCAGAAGACCAATCCCTGTCTCTTCCACCAGAGATCTTAACTTGGTCATAAGAACATCAATGGACTTTCTCTCATCACCAAACTCCTCATTCCCTGATACCAAGATGGAGAGATGATCCAGAAATATCCACTTGCAGTCCAGAGCCTTAGACATATACCTTACCCTGTCCAGTATCTCATCATTGGACACAGATCCAAAATGATCAAAGGCAAAAAACCTTTTACTGTTAATGGTTTTGTCCTGCCATTCCCTCATCTCTTCCTTGGAATACTTCTCCCTGACTTCCTTGATATATAATCTGGCGTTAGCTTCCACCGACATGATATTAAATGCTGTGTTCTTGGTGTTCTCCTCCATACATAACAACCCAATGTTATCCTTGGTGTTACTCATGATATGATGCATCAGTTCCCTGATGACGCTGCTCTTGCCCATGCCAGCACCAGAGGTGAAGCATACCAGTTCCCCTGTCCTCATGCCATAGGTTTTCTCATTCATCTTGGACCAAGGATAAAGACATGTCTCACAAAACTCTTCATCATATAGACTGTCTCCCAGATCTGCCAGATTTATAATCCCTGCTGGTGTATAGGCCTTGGCATTCCACCATGCCTGACTGAACTTTTCCTTCTGTCCGGTCTTGAGATATTCATTGGGATCTTTAAGATCCAGAGACATGACCCTGCACTTATTAGGTTCAAACAACTGTGCTACCTTCTGTGCCGCTTCCTTTCCCTGCTCATCATTGTCAAAACACAAGACTACATTTTCAAATTTACTCAGATATTCCAGAGATCCCTTACAGTTTTCCTCTGCACTGGGTGCACCATTCTTGATGCTGACAACAGGCCACTTGCTACCCATAATTTCATAGGCAGACATGGCATCCACTTCACCTTCACAAACTGTAATGTATTTTCCAGCCTGATTAAATAGATGTTGACCAAACAATCCAGCTTCAGCCAAGTTTCCCTCAGACCAGAACCTCTTTGTTTCAACCTCCCTTATTTTTTTAGCTACAGGATTACCGTGCTTGTCATAGTATTGATAGATATGATACTTGATACTGTTGCCTGTCTGTTTTACCTGAGTATTATATTTCCTTGCTGTCTCCTTGCTGATCTTCCTGTCCGTAATTTCTGACACGGTTCCTGACATGGAGTTATATGAAAAGCCTGAATGTTTTTCAACCATTGGAATCACCTTTGCAACACCTGCTTTAAAATATTTCTTACAACTAAAGCAATAGGAATGTCCATCTGTATGTGGCACATTGCCATCACTGGACCCACAGTTGGGACAGCCCCCTCTATCCATCCATTGTTTGGTCATCTGTTGTTCCTTGTCTTCCTGATTTTATACAGGAGATCTGGTTCATATCCCAGATGGCGACATAAACTATTCCTGTACTCCACTTCCTTCTCTGCCTGTTTCCTTGTATCATAGGACTCCACCACAATGTCTCCTATCTCTTTCATAAGAACAAGCTCCCATCTATCAGACATCCCTGAAGGTTTCCTTCCATATGTTCCTTACAAAATCTTCCTTGTCTTCCATGATCTCATCTATCTCCTGCTTGGCCAGCCTCTTGGCTTCCTTCTGAGTATACCCTCCCTCACTGTACTGCCTGACAAGATCCCTAAATATTTGTTGACGTTCCTTCTGCCATAAATTTTTAGCCATTTAACTCTACCCATTTTTTGTTAGCTTCAGTTTGTTTTAATATAGATAATTCTTCTCTGAGTTTCTTAATAGTATCTTCTCTATCTTTCAATTGATTCTTTAATAGAGTTATATGTTTAAGTAATGTATTTATATAATTATAATCCATAGTTTTAGACATAGTAAAATTCCTGTTAAGATACTACATAGTATAACATACTTAATTAGATTTGTCAAGGTAAAAAATATGAGTACCTAATTGTCCCAGTACCTTGAGGGCTGGATCCAAGGACCACCTTGGAGTTACATAGTAGGCATGATAGTGCGTTGCATTGGATGTTTGTCTTACCTGTACTCCCTTCAGTGACATTTCTGCAACATTAATAGATTTAATTAATCCCGCCATGTCTGTGAACCCTTCAGGCTTACCATCACACCAATAACTGAAGTGACATTTATCCCTTACGGGATTGTCTTTCCAGTACTTGCCTTGATGTACTACTTCACAAATAGTATTTGGAAACTTCTTATGTTTTACTCTATGAAGTATTACATTAGCCACTGCCAGCATAGGTATCATGTCTTCTGATCTTGCCTCATGGTATATAGCTTCAACCAGACAATTAAACTCATCTGCCTTGGCTGTTGAAGTTAAAAGAAAACCCACAGCCAAGGCTACTAATATTATTTTCATAAGGGAAACAAGGCTACTAACAGATCAATTATAAAATCCACCATGTTCATGTTAAATTCCTCCTGTATTTTCTCTCTGTATATCATTGTGATTTAACTCAGTCCAGTAGATCTCCAGAGCTTCTGTCTCCTGATGAGCCATGAACATGTGCATCTCTCCTGCTGGCACAATGGACATGTTACCAGCAAAGAGATGAGTGCTGTCACACAGACCATAGTCCTTCCACCTCTTGATCTCCAGTTCACCAGAGATAACATAGAAGGCATTGATCTTTGACTGATGCTTATGTTGAGAACAATACCCTCCAAGATTTACCCTGATCCTGTGTATCTCTATGGCTGGTGACTGAAGCAGTGGCTCTGTAGTACCCCAGACCTTGCCTTCAATGGTATTCATTTACTTCTCCTTCAATTTAAACATAATCATTTTCTCTCCATCAAGAGATGGAAACTCAAACAACTGTTCAGCTTTCCTATCAATGGGAGTTGCACCTATGTACTTCCAAGTTGCTCCATTGTCTGTCTGTTCCTGTACCTTTTCAAAAAAGATTTTATTATCCAAGGCAAACAAGAGTGAAGAGACTATTGTAATTACAGTAATCATGATATTTCCTTTCAATGACCAAGTTTAGTATTTCTATTAACGGCATCCTCTCTTGTTACACAATCAAACTCTTTGATTTCCAACAAGAGATTGCCAAACTGTTTTCCCACAGACAGAGCTATCTCATCTTTATATTTAGCTATATAAGATAAGCATATCTCCTTGTTATCATAGGGAAAAGTGTGCTGAATCCATCCAAGAGGCGGCTGTAAATTCAGCACTATGAGCATAGTTATAAAGTATATTGTCATTCTTCTTCTCCATCCAGAAAACTTTCATAGCCCTGTTGAATGGAAGAGATTTCTTCTTCCAGCCATTCATTCAGTTCAGCAGGATCAAAGTCATCTCCCTCTTCCAGATCCGCGCCTTCCAGATAGGCTTCTATCATGGGGTTAATCCAAGCATCAGAAGAAGTACTAACATATTCATATACTTCTGAAGAGTGTTTAAAGTTAGTTCTCATCCTTGTTTACTCCTTCACCATTAATATCGGTAATAATTTTATCATCAGAGAAAAGTATTATGTCTTCCTTAATTTTTTTCTGACAGTGTGGACAGAGTGTGGTTGTCTCCAGTGTAGTACTCTGACCTAGATCTCCACTCAGTCTTCTGGTAGTCAGCTTGACTTCCTGTACATTGTGTATTGATACGTTACTCATAGTCCCACTCCATTATAAAATGTGAATACAATAAAGGCAGAGATAACTGCCATACCAAACAAGAATAGAAGTAGATCATTCATCATGTACCATTTCCTTTCTGTGTTTTCGCTTTCTATTATAACTCCCTTTTCCCTTTTTTGCAAGGACTATTTTATGTTGTAAGGCTCTGAGCCATTTCCAATAGGGGTCACGTTGTTTCTTCACGGTTCATCTCCTCAATAATAAGCTGATTCATTAACAAGACTACCCGTCTCATCAAGAACCCTATCTGATAGTGAGGATCTTGAGAGGGTAATTTATCTAGCTCTGCCTGTAATTCTTCCAATGTCAATGTAACTTCCTCTTGTAACTGTCTTCCTTGACAGACTCTATTGCATGTTCGACTATGTGTATAGTTGATTCCTTACCCATTGTCAAGACATAAATTTCCAGAGT